TCAATATACTTTTCAAATTCCACTTCACACACCTTATTAAGGAACGTGCAAATCCCCGAACCATCCTTCTCTCTATCTTTGTATACGACCTCCACCAAAGGCCCAAGATTAAGATAGATGGAATCAGTATCTGAAGCAATAACATAATCTTCATTCTCCGTTTTTAATATTTTATTTAAGTACCTATTCATGCGGTTCTCTATCCAACGAATAGAAACCTGACCAGATAGTGTAATAGCTTCTGCGTTGGCAAGTTTATAATAGCGAAAGTATTGATTACCAATAGCACCATAAGCACTGTTAAGTTGAATCTTCCTCGCCATCTGAATGTTGTTACATCTAGCAATCTCCTTCTCCAACTTTTTAGACTTTTTCTTTTCATACTCCTGCTTTGCTTGTAGCATTTTCTTTTTGTAAATGGTTCGATCTTTATAGATCTTCTCCATCAGTTCTGGTAAGAACCCACGAACATCCTTACGATACATTGCACCGTTTGCACAAACAGCATTATCCTTGTGCATCTCAAAAGTCAGTTCCTCATTAAGTATTTTATCAACAGTTGCTGTTGGGTGTTTTGTCTCAAGGAGTGTCTCTGGGGAAATATTATATTGCATAATAAGATGAGGGTACAGAGAGTTAAGGTCAAAACTAACTACCCAATCATACTTTCCTGGTATCGGTTCTTTAACATAAGCACCTGCGTATTTTGCGTCCTTATCAGTTTGTTCTTTAGGAGGAATAACAACATTTCTTTTTTTAAGATAGTTGTAGATAATTGTATCCCACATACGAACTTGAGAGAATACATCAGCATAGTTTGCCTTAGCATCATAAGCCATAACGATTGCTAATTCAATCAACTTCATCTTGTCTTCAAGGCGGTCAACAAGTTCAACGTCAATAATGTTATATTCTACAAACTTCTGCCAACCCTTTGTATAGAAGTCCTTGAATGTGTCGAACTCTGAGTGGTCAAGTTTCTTTTGTCCAAGTTCAACAGATGCAATATAATCCAAACGGTATGACTCCTGTGCCTTGTAAGTAAACTTCTTATAAAGATTCAAATAATCTAATTGAGTAACACCACCAATATCATAAGATATTTGTTTACGTCCCATTATATGGATCTCTCTTTCAGTCACTAATCCCCATGGAGACATTCTCCTCATTAGTTTCTCACCAAGAACACGATCAAGTCTTCTGGTCAGATATGGAATATCATACAACTCACTGTTCCATCCAGTTACAACCTCTGGTGTATTCTCTTCTACCATCCACCAATTAATAAAACTAAGTAAGAGTTCATACTCGGTTTTAAATGATTTGTATATTACATTATCTTGTTTGTTATCAAAATTTCCTAGACCCCATGTACGAATCTGTTTAGTATTATAATCTTGAAGACTAATCAATAGGATTTCTTCTGCAGCAGATTCTACATCAGGGAAACCATTCTCTGACTTTACCTCAATATCAAGTGTAGATATTTTAATCTTGTTTATATCAAACTTTATCTCTTCCTCTGGATACTTATCAGAAATATACTGGTATATAAATCTCTCATTACCGAAAACTTTAAACCCTTCTACACCATCATACTTCTTTATAAAATCTCTACTCTCACGTACAGTTCCAGGCTTGACTGCTTCAACATATTCACCTTCCAAGGTTTTATACTTGGTCTTCTTGTTAGAAGACACAAAAAGGGTTGGATAAAACTTCTCTCTGGTCGCAAAATGTTTTCCATTTTCGTAACCACGAACTAAGAAGTTGTCTCCAACCATCTGAACGTTTGTATAGAATCGCATTATGTAATAAGTTTTTCGTACTTTTTAAGTAGAGTTGCCTTAGGATCAACAAGGGTCAATATCTTATCTGATGATATCATAATTTCACGTTGGCTGCTAACATCAATTAACCATTGTGAAAGAGTATCCTTCTCACCTATAAGATAAGGATCAATTAATTTACAATCAGGTTCACCTAATTCAGTTGATACTTCTTCAATCTGTGATATTAGTTTCTGCTGATTCGTCAGGCATATAATTTTTATCGACATTGATTCTATCCTCGTAAATTTCTTTTAGTTTAGGTACAGGTTCAACAATAGTAACTAACCAATCAGCTCTAACAGGTACGTTTCTTTCCTGAGAAAATATCAACCATGGTGTTAACATTACTTCAACATCATGTTTACCAGTTTCTTTTTGTTCTTCTGTTAAAAACTCAGGTGGTCTAGCATCAACCACATAAGCATTCTGAAAAAGATAACCATGTAATTTTTCATCAGCAACTAATTCTTTTACATCTGATATTATATGTTCACCAGATTTTAATATAGCAAGTTTTACAGACATTGTTTTTATCGGTTAAAAATAGTATAGCATAAAAAAAGAGGACAGTCAACTAAGTTGGCGGCCCTCGATTCCATCTCGAACTCATGATTATTTATATGTAGTCCTTACGAGCATGATGCTCTGGAACAACTTTGTTTAAATTAACAGTTAAGAGTCCATCTTCAAACTTGACGGATCCAATCTCCGTATCGTCGGTGATCGTCCAAACTCGTTCGAAGGAACGTTGGGCCAGTCCTTTATAGACAAATTCTCCAACATTTTCTGATTCTTCTTTCTTGCCTTCGACATATAGTTTTCCAAACTCTGTATAGACTTTAACTTCATCCTTTTTGAAGCCCGCCAATGCGATTTCGAGTTTTGATTCATGATTGTTTAATTGTATCAAATTATATGGTGGATAATTTGACGTTTGTGGCGGTGCGTTGAAAAACCTGTCTAGGTAATCATCCATTCCTATGCCATTTTGTCTTATCACCTTCATTAATTCTGGAAGGTTGGCTGTATGATAAGTTGCTAAGTTAGTCATTTGATTCTCCTTTAAAAGCGAGTTTTAGTTTTTGTACCCGAAGCGTACACTACTAATTATATCTAAGACCGTTTGCATAGGTGGAGGATAACCGATTAATATAGGTTCGGGTCTCATCTATACTCTTAACATGGTACGTTTTACCGCCCATCTTTTTTATTGCTTCCGCTAAAGGATAATCATTTTCACCTTTATTCATCATGTCTCCAAAGAAATGAAGGTCATCATAAATTTCAAAATATTGAAGTATTTGACTCTTATCACTATCAGAAATATCAAGACCAGTTTGGCCACCAATCTGTATGTTTAGATCAGGAAACTCAGTTTTAAGTCTGTCTAGAATATCTCTTCTTTCATTTGTATTGATATCCCACTTTACATACTCACTTCTATATTTCATATTATCCTCTCCTCTTCCAAGAATACTAAAGTTTATTCCACCAGGTCTGTGTTCGATATGATTACCTGTCTTATTTGGGAATGTACTAAAGTCTAATTCATCATTAAGAAACTTAGTCAGTTCATCAGGTGGTTCCCAATCTGACCTATAAATGTTTTTGTAGGGTGCATCTGCTGTACCAAATTTATCGTGTTGATATACATCTGAACCAGAACAATTAAATATCCCTGCACATCTGGTAAGAATATCTCTTCCAAGTTGATCTATAGTTTTCTGATGATCACTACCAGTAACTATGTACGTGGGAAACTTACAACAAAATATAAGAAACTCTGCTTCAAATGATGTAGTAATTTGTTGACGACTTTCAGTTAATGTTCCATCAACATCAAAAATAAATTTTCTCATTGGAATTTGGGGCCTGAATAAAAAAGTGTTATGCTATGTCTTTTCCCTTTTGTTACTGGAGTAACTCTATGAGGAATACTTGATTTAAGTATAACAACATTACCTGGTTCGGCAAGCTCTCCAACTTCTCTTTCTCCACCATTACCAAATATAAAGAATTTACCTCCTTCATATGGTTCAAGTGAAGCATTAACTAACATTGTGAATTTAATATCATACTTTTCACTATTAGATCCATCACAATGCCAACCATACTCTCCTTTGTGTTGACTAGAATATTCATTTAATCTTATATAATTAGCATCATATTGAGGCCAAATATTATAACCAAACTGTTCTTGATTAATTCTTAAGAATGCTTGCTCTAATGGTTCAAATGATTTTTTAAAATGAATCCATTGAGCCATTTTAACATTTGCTATCTTAGTTACACCAATAGCAGCTTCATCTTCCGCATCTACTGTTACTTGAGAAAACATCTCATGTACTTGTAATAACTGATCAGATGAAAAAATTTTAGGAAAATACCAATATGCTAAATTAGTTATCATTTATATTCCAAATTCTATCACAATAATCTTTTATAGATCTATCAGAAGAAAAGAAACCAGACCTTGCGATGTTCAATAATGACATTCTATTCCATGTATCCTTATTTGTCCAGGCCTGACTAACTTTATCTTGAGCATTGATATAATCTTCAAAGTCAGCCATTACAAAGAATGGATCATGGTTCTTTAAATTGTTTATTAAAGGTGAGAACATATCTCTATCACCTGCACTAAAATGACCACCCTCAATAAGACGTATTGCTTCACCTAATTCTGTACCAATATAATGTTGTGGATCATAATGATTCTTTTGTAGTTCACCAATCTCTTCTTCATTCTTACCAAATAAGAAGAAGTTCTCTTCTCCTACAAGGTCACGTATTTCTACGTTAGCACCATCAAGTGTACCAATAGTTAAAGCACCATTCATTTGGAACTTCATATTACCTGTACCAGATGCTTCTTTACCTGCGGTAGATATTTGTTCTGATAAGTCAGCAGCAGGATATACTTTCTCCCCTAGTTTTACACTATAGTTTGGTAGGAATATAACTTTTAAAAGATCTCTACTATCAGGATCATTATTAACTACCTCTGCAATATTACAAATAAAGTTAATAATCATCTTAGCCATATAATAACCTGGTGCTGCTTTACCACCAAAGATTACCGTGCGTGGAACAATATTATCTGTCTGTCCATTTTTAATACGAAGATACTGTACAATAACTTCAAGAGCACGAAGATGTTGTCTCTTATATTCATGTATTCTTTTAACATGAACATCAAACATACTTGAAGGATCAACAGTGATACCAAGATTATCTTGAATG